CGTTTATTTCCTCTCTATCCGAACTGCGTCAGCCGTGGGAAAGTTGGCATTCTTCTTCGCTGAGTATCGTGGATTCTCTTTCGATTAGATCAGAAACATTGATGCCTATTTCTTTCGCAATATCAGAAATTTGAACTGTGGTCAGTTCATCAAGCCTGTTGAAAATAACAGCCCCCGAAGCATATCGAACTTGGTAATATGGGATTCGGTCTGGCCCTGATATACAGCTGGAAGGTATTGGCAATTTGGGATTGATCCCAAACCATCCCAATCCAAGACAGGACTCGCAGTCCCCTTTGTCTTTTGTGAGCACAGCAACATCGATGCCGGTTCCTCGGCATTCCTCACATCGCCTCGGAGCTCCTTGACCGGAGTTCAATTCAGTCCCCCTTCCCGAACACACCGAGAATCCATGAGAGAACAGTCGCGGCTAGTGCGATGGTCGCTGTGATCAGAGATCCGATTGCACCCTTGACTCGTTTGCTGAAGTTTTCGAGACGATCCATGCGGACGATGATGCCGGGGTTTTCAGCGTCCTTTCCGCGTAGCAGCCGGTCAATGCCATCGAAGGATTTCTTGTTCTGATCACGGTCTTTTTCCATCTGATCTACGATCTTGTCGATGCCTTTGCACACATCCATCGACGTGTTTTTTAACACTTCAATATCGATGATATTTTTGGTAACTTTGTCGTGCAGGTCATCCGCCATATCAGGACACTGTAACTTCCTGCGTGTGGACTATGATTTGTTTTTGATGGTCGCCCCAATGCTCCCACACCGTTAACCCATCCACCGGGAGCACTTCGTAAACACTTCCGTTCCATTCTATCTTGTCGCCCCGCTTCGGTTTTTCTTTGAGCCCATTGAGAATTAGATCGGCGGAAAAGAAAATGAAATCACGCGATCGAACCGTGACGACCGCTCCCTCTTCGGTCACGACGTCATCACTTTGTTGCGGATGTATCGCTTGAATCGTGACCGAATTAGCGACACGGCGATAAACAATCGACTCGCTTGTTTCGGCCTTTTGCATGTCGGCGAGCGAGTCGGAGATCCATTTATCAAAAGGGCCTGCGACCATACTAACACCTGCCTTGATTAACCTAGACCGAACTTGCGTCCGGCGAGTGTCTGACAAGGACAGGGTCACCATCAGCAGCGGGGTCGGAATCGGGAAGAATGTAGCCGAAGTGCTTTCTCGCGCCAGAGGAAGCCGTCACCGTGATTTTATTGGCTGTATCGTCCCAATAAACTTTCACCCCGGGCGCAAGATCAGCATCCGCCTTACATTCATAGACGCCGCCGCCCATCGCCAACGAACCTAACCGGCTGGCTGCGATATCAACATGTGCAACGAAAGGAATTTCTCCGACGACGACGACTTGCCCGGCTGAAACAGCTGATCCCGGAATGTGATCAACCATCAGCGGGTTGCCGTGTTTGAAAGTTGTTTCCATGTTTTTCCTCTTTTATTTCTTCAAAATCAGTTATTGAAACAGTATTCAGTCAGCCTCTTTCGACCGTTACACCCCGTTGCTTTTAACAGATGCGTTCACATCTTCCATGCCTACCCCGAAGTCAAGGTACGCTCGCCATTCGACACCCAGCACATTAAAGGCCGCGTCGTCACTCTCGATAACCGGGACGGCAGCACCGTTCAGGAACGCCACTCCAACGGCCGCTAACACAGCGGGGTCGGCAAACAGATACCATTGCGTGTTATCCTGGCCTGTTATCGCCTTACCGTCCTGATCGGTGATGGCCGTGTTATTCAGGTATGGAGTTACGACAGGTTCAAACTTCCCAGCATGTGGATTCGCTGCGAACTTGCGAGTCGTCGCTGTCGTGTCCGACTGAACTTTCGTTTCGTCGAACAGTTCCTTCGCGATCACCGCATTCGTCGTTCCCACAACCAGACGATCGGGTGGCACAAGAATCGGTTTGCCGTTCGAATCAACCATCTTTCGGAATGTCTCTTCTGCGGTTCCGAGTGCCGCAATATCAAGAGCAGTCGCTGCGCCTGTGATCAAGTTTGAATTTCCCGATGCCCAGTGGCTCGACGGATTCGAGAGGATCAGAACCCACACGGCTTCCTCAAGCCGAATCGCCGAATGACGTCCAAGAATGGTCGGGATTTGTGTGAACGCGCCCAAGTCGTCATTGAACTGCATTTGACGAGTGAGGCTGATCATGGCACCGAAGGTCTCAAGCTGGCTTGTGAAGCTCTCATCATCCAGACCAACGTGCTTTAACTCACCGTCGGGGCCGACTTTCGTGAATGCGCCCGTCGCGTTCAATCTATACCGCGTGTGTATTTTGAAGTCGCTATGACTGCGAACAGCAGCGACTTGCGGCCACGTCGTGGCCTGTGCGGTATAAGCCGCCAGCATCGTTTTATTCGCTAGATTTGAGAGCACTCCAGACAGACTGAGAGTAGAGAAGCCGGACCCGGCCGCACGGATATCCCGCTCTGAATCGTGCGTTGCCCGGATAAACGCGTCAGATTTGCGGCTGCCACGATACGGTTTTCCGGCCGCGATATTGACGTCGTCCATCAGGGCATGCAGCGTGTAGCCGCGAAGGTCCTGTTCCATCGCCCGGTTCATCACCTCCTCGCTGACGCCCTTAGCGACGATCTCAGAGTCTAGGCCGACTGACAGGCAAAGTGCCGCACTAATTGCTTTAACGGTGAGTTCGTTATGCTGACCCCCGCCGCCGCGGCCGTCATTCTGTCTTGGAGCGTTACGACTGTTGCGGAGTGCGTACAACTCCGTTTGATTGGCGTCCCAGTTCTCTTGAATCGCGTGTGCTTCGAGCGCCACGGTTTGTTTGTCGTCGTCTTCACCGATCTCAATCGTGGGCGAACGGTACTTTGCGCAGATTTCGCCAATACGATTCGTTCTTGTGATTTCAGTGGCAAGCGCCTTACGCCGCTGAGTGAAGTCAAGTTCGTCCGGTTCGTTCTTTTGCAACGCGGTTATTTTTGTACCCGCTTTCACAAGTCCCGTTTTCGTAAATATCTCGCCACCATCGTCCTGCTGAGAGTCGTCGAACTGGGCTTTCAGGAATTTCTCCTGCCCATCGTCGAGATCGTCCAGAACAAAACCGGCCGCTTCAACATATTTTTCAAAAGTTTCCATTTCGGATTCCTCTTTTTCTAAAGGTTTTGCGGACGCAGCAATTTTGACTTCGGTGTCATCATCGCCTGCGTTCGCTACAAAACTGATTTCCTTCAACACAGAGCCGCGAGCAATGATCACCGGACCTCTAAACGACTGGCCATTAACAACAACACTTTCACTACGTCGCACTAATTCCATTCGCGTCGCCCGTGCACCAATCGATGACTTCCACGGAAAACCACGATCAGACGCCTTCAAAATTCGGTCAGTGTCCGTAGACTCTCCGGAGATCGCCCCGGCAACAATTAGTTCACGCCGATTGTTCTCGATTGAGGTTGTGTGTCCAACTTCCCGGCCGCTGTCGTGGTCACGCAGAATCGCAACCTCTTGTGTCGGGATGCTGATTCCCTGCAGATCAACAATGACAGGATGCGAAAAACCTTTGATGAATAGTTTGCCGCCGCTGTAGGCGCGCATCGTGAAAGTGCGAACGCGGCCATCCGCGCCGATAGCCTCAATCTTGAATGTTTCGTCGCCAGCTTCGATGACGAAATCTCGCGGCACCATTGCGGCCGCGCTTCTGCTATTCGCCTTGCGTTGTCGCCGCTGTTGTTTCTTCTTTTTAGTTGCCATCTTCTTCGCTTTCTTCGCTTTCTTCGATTTCTTCGATTTCTTCGATTTCTTCGATTTCTTCTTCATCTTCGGTTTCGTCGTCTTCGTCATCCGGGACAGCATTTCGGATTTCAATCGCCATCTTTCGACGACGGATGCCCTGCCGCTTTAGCTGATCGTAGATTTCATCACCATCGTCGCCGTTTGCGCGGAAGATTTGTTCGTCGGATTTGAGACCGGCAGCGTGTAGAGCGATGTCCGCCTTGGCTGACTTCTCTGCATTGAGAATCGGGTGTCGATCCCACGCCCAGAGATGTGGCAGTTCATCCAGGAGACCAATCTGTGACGGCAAAAGATGTTGAATGAAAAAAGCTTCCTCAAGAAACCACATAAAAACATGTTCGAGAATCTCAAGATCGATATTAGACCGTTCAACATCAACGACCGTGTAATATCCCTGGAGGTCGATTCCACCAGAGGCGAAGGTATAGTCCTTGGCCGTGCCGATCGCTTTATGCTGAGGCATGCAAAGACAGCGAGCCGCGTCGAGGTAGCAAACGTCCCGGAACATCTCAAGAGTGGTAGAAGGATGTTCGGCTTTCATCTGCTGAACCTTCCAGCCCATCGGAAGCTTCATAAGTAGCCGTTGTTGGATTTCGAAAAGCTCGTCTTCATTGGGAACTTCGATTGTGTCATCATTCAAAGTAGGATGATCGGTGTAAAGAATCGCCGCAAGATCTGCGCAGACTTCGGCAGCCGCCCGAGTCGCTTGGAAAAATCTGCGGAACTCCGCGAAAATACGAAGTGCTGAAGTTACTTCAGGAATGCCGCGCTTTTGCCCGGGTCGTTCTTCGAGGAAGTAATGGATCACCCGTGCCGCTTCGACCGATTCTGTCTCTGCGATTCTTGCAGGGGTCGGTCGGTCGGTTCCGGGATGGTCAATCAGAAAATCGTAGGTGATTGGATTGTCGTCTGAGTCAAAATGGATTCCGTCAACCGCGTTCGGGTCGAGGTTGAGTTGCGGTGTTGTGCATTGATCGCCTTCGTACAATCTCAGATCTAGTTTGACGGGATGGCGGAGACGTTTATTCGTCTTAGCGACAACAAATACCTCAC